GCCATCTGATTTTTCACGAAGTCCTTACCGCTACGGAGCAGAAAAGTGACCTTACCGTTCACATTCTTGAGCTTGTAGTTCATCATCGTGTTATTCCTCCTTATTTCTTTTCAAGTTTAATTCCGGCTTCTTCCCAAAGGCATTTCGCCAAATCGTCAAGAGTTACATACCCTTTATTGAAGGAGTCGTACAGGTCGATACAGAGGTCAGCAAATCGTTCCTCCCTCGACTTACCGTCCACCACTTTCCTCATAATTTTTGGATATTTGTCATGAATCACCATGACCGGGATAGCCAACATGAGGAAGAAAGCAGTGTCGGTGGCAGTGTTGGTAGCGTCTACCTTCATCTGCTGAAAATCGCTCGCCTTGACATTCAGCACTGGTTCTTTAACGATGGGAAGACCCTGTTTCTGTCTTCTTCGCCGTTCAGCTCTGTTCATACTCAAATACCGCACACATGGGAAGCGAGCATATCCGCATGGTGAGTCCAAAGGACATTCGGGAATCTGTGAACGGCATTGGTGTAGTCTCTCCACTCGTCTTTCTCAACGAAAGCTCCCATGTGGTATCGAATACACATAACTTCTTCCTCAGTCAGCTTCATGTGCTGACACAGGAGCAGAATTGACTTATCACCGTGACCCTTGAAATCAGTGTTCGTGTTATACTCCCACTTGGTCGTGTCATAGAAATTCTCTCCGGCGAGAGATTCACCTATGATAGGGTGACGATAACTGTCAATCTTACAGAGGTCGTGGAACATACCAACGATGAACGGACTCTCAGCACGTTTCCATGTGAGATTGTTCTTTGCGGACAGCTCCACGAGGAAGTTCATCACGGCAAAGGAATGGTCGAACAGACCGCCCTCATAAGCTCCGTGATACTTAGTGCTTGCCGGGGAACGGAAGAAACCATTCACCAACAGGTAGGTCTCGAAGTCCTTGGTGATGATTTCACCGAGCTTCGTACTCATGAACAGGTCATATCGTTCTCTCTCTGTCATACTTCCTCCTTACTGAACGGCAAATCACAGAAATCGGGCAGATAATTGTGAGTCCACAGCGCACCGAGCATATTCCAAAGGAACGCTCTGTCGTGTGGTTCATCGGTGTCACCTCTCAGCCACTTGATGTAGTGTCGGACACCGCTGTCAATGTAGCAGTGGAGAGGAATACCCTTCTCCCAATTACGCTCGCCGTACTTCTGACAACCGTCCTCATAGTGTTTGGAGACTTCCAGCATTGCGGTATTCAAGTCTCCGTATCGTACTGCGGAAAATTCCTTGATAGCTTCTACGAGGAGCATTTTGTCCCCGGTGCGAATGTACTCGTTGACATAGCCGAACACTTTGTTGTCGCAAATGTCAGCCAGCACACCGAGAGGAAGTAGGTCACAACGACCCTTGCCCTCGTTAATGTCTCGGACTGCCCCGGAGGAAAACTCTCTGCGGTTTCCGCTGTCTTTAAGTTCCATAATCGTTCCCTCCTTAGAGGAGGGGGAGCTGTGCGCTCCCCACACCTTTTATCCCAACAGTGCGTCCAAATCGAGACCCTTCTTAGGCTGTGCCGCCGGAGCGGTAGGCTGAGTCTGCTGGACAGGAGCGGCGGCAGTCTTGGGAGCAACACCACCGTTGTTGTCACGGCTGATAGTCAGCGCACGAGCCACAGGTTCAGTGTCGAAATACTCTGCCGGAGACTTGTCACCGAGGTTGGCGAAAGTTACGGTCTTATTGGGGTCTTTGTTGGAAGGGAGCTTGGTATGAACGACTTCCGCACAAATGAAGTGGTTAATGAGTTCTTCGGGGTCAATGTCCTCCAAGGAGAAGTCACCCATTGCGGTTTTCGCAAAGTAGGAGAAAGCATTGAGAGCCTTTTCATTCATTTCATCGTTCTTGTCCTTGATGGAGAAGCGTTCGGTGTGGGTCATGCCAGCGGCATTTACCAGCTTCACTTCGATTTTACCGAACTCCTCGTCATACTTAGCGTCATAGATACGGAACACATAAGTTCCTTCGGGAATGAGAGCAAAACCGCTCGTCATAGGGATTCGTGCCATTGTTAATTCCTCCTTAATATTCAGTGCGGAGAATGACTCCGACAATTTCCTCGTCTACGAGGTCAACAGGTCTCTTGATAACCACAGCGGAAATCTTCTCGTCAACATACATTTCCACCATGTCACCACGCTCAATGAGAGCGTAGCCATCGTTGGAGATTGCGGTCTTGTCGATACCGTTCTCCGTGGCGAAGATACGAACACAGTCCTTAATGACTCCATCGGGAACAGGCATAACCGCTTCGACCAGCATACAAGGCTGAGTAAAGGAATCATAATTGATGATGTTCTCAACGAGAGAGAGCATTTCTGCGCTGTCACAGGCAGTCACAGTACGAATGTCTTCGGGTACTTTCATGAAGATAGAGCCGGAAGACAACCAGCGTTCGCCGTTTTCACGGACGTAGAGAATACCGTCAGCACCGAGAGACTTTACAAATTTCTTGAACTTCATATTTCATATCCTCCTTATTTCTTCTTGTTACCCATGAACAGGGCGATACCGATTACGAGTACCAGTTCTACCATGATGGTAGCGATTACTCCGGCTACAAAAGGGTCAACGTACATGGTCTTTACCTCCTTACTTCACAGTCAAGCGGAACTGCTCAGTCTTCTTCTGATACTTGTCGAGCAGACCGTCAGCTTCCAGTGCCTTTTTGTCGATGGTGGTAGTCTCGGAGCGAGAGATAGCCCAAGTGTAAGTAGAACCCTTAACTTCGACCTTCTTGTCTCCGGGGCGGAACTGCTTCATAGCGTGTTCCTTGATAATGTCGTTGATTTCCTTGAGACGCTTTTCCTTGTCAGCGATTGCGGCGGTAGCCTTATCGACCTCAGTCTTGAGACCTTCCGCTTCGGAAATCAGAGCGTCAATATCGGTATCGGGAGTGAGATTGTGAGTGCGAAGTGCTTTCAGAATCTCAGCGTCCTTCTTTTCGTCAAAGACAGGAGAGATACCAGTGTCCACATAGTCAGCCCACCACTGCTCAACCTGTGCAACCTTCTGAGCAAAATCGGGATAACGCTCGCTCACCTTGAACTCTACGGTGATGGTGTTCTTCACGTTCGGTACGAACTTAGAAGGGTCTGCGTAGTCCTTCTCCTCAAGGAAGGAAGCTACCATGACTACGTTATCCACACCGAGCAGATAAGCGTAGAGAGCCGCCTGTAGAGCGTAGTATTCGGGAGCGTCATTCTGCCAGTCCTCGATACGCTTAGTGGTCTTCATTTCCAGTACGGTATCGACCTTACCGTCCTCGTCCACACCGAGGTAGTCCCACATACCGCCGAGGTGCTTGCTTTCGGGGAAGAAGTCACCCCAAGTCTTGTTGAAGTAGTCAGCTCCGTAGCGGTCAGTAGGAGTAATCAAGTCCATACCGTAGGACTTCTTCATGTACTCCGCCTGTTTGGGTTCGATGGTCTTACCAGCGATAGTGTAGATGGTGTCCTCGAAGGGAAGCTCGAAGGTCTTGGTGATTGCACACCACATTTCAAATGCGGTAGACCAAGGGTTCAGTCCGAGGATTGTTGCGAAGCGAGTACCAGTGATTTTCTTGGTGCGCTTCGGAGGAGTAATTTTGAGCTGTTTGCTGTCAAGCCATTCCATTATTCGTTACCTCCTTCGAGCATAGCGGTGATTCTCGTAATCAGAGCTTCACAGTCTGCCTTGCTGATTACGGTGAAACCTTCGGTCTGCACTGCAATCTGAGCAATCAGTTCCTCCTTAGAAGGGTCAGCGTCCTTGAGCTTCTTCAACACGGCTTTCAGACCCTTAATCTGCAAAGCAGTAGCATTGTCAGCCGGAGCAGTCAGTTCAGCTTTCACTTCCTGTCTCTGTTCGGGAGTAGCCGGAGGAGTAGGAGCGGTCTGAGGAGGGGTCACAGGCTTTCCGACATTTGCGTCAAAGCTGTCGCTCTCGCAAATATCCAGCGCAATCATGTACAGATAGCGGCGCATATATGTGATGGAAGAACCGAGAGCTTGCATTTCATTGGTAGCCTGTTTACCAGCATTGCTCACGATAGGTGCAATCTGATTGAAGGGAGCTTCAAACTTGATGGTTTCCTCCCAAGGATTGTCGGTGTTGACGATAGTCATGGTCGCAACATCGGCGGTGAAGTTTACAATAGGGATAAGACCGACCTCAGAGAAGATTCGAGTTGCAGTAGGGACAATATCGTCCAGCTCGAAGTATTTGAAGGACAGGTGCATATTCTTACCTGTCTTCTGAACATCTGCTTCGAGGAACTTTGCTCTTGCGGCGAGCAACTTCTGATACACGTTCAGAGAGGTGGTTTCGGTTTTCTTAGCTGTTCCAGTAGCCATTTTTTTGCGTCCTCCTTTTTTCTTTTCGGGTTTGATACCCAAGAAATCATTGATTCGTTTCTTTGCCATTTCGATGTAGAAGGTCTTGTCCACATCGGCTATGGTTAGGTTGTTGTCGTTGTCGATGATACAGTGTTCCGGGAGCATTTCGATTTTGGCGGTAGCGTCATTCTCGGCTTTGACCTTGAACAGCTTTCCGTACCGTTCGTCCTTGGTGGCATAAACACGGTTTACCTTCTGCACCGGGACTTGTTCCCCATCGACAAGGTGATAGGCTTCACGATACTTCGCTCCGGCTTTGGCTATGAGCTGGAACTGGAATATATCGTCACAAGCATTGATGGTCTCCTCGACAGGAGTACCGTTTACGAAATACTCTTTCAGAGCTGTTGCTACGATACAGGCATTGTTATTGATGTTGAAAGCACCAGCCGGGGCGATACCTCGCACCAAATAACCGCCTTTGGTCTTGACTGAGCCATTCGGCTGAACCTCAACGTAATTGTTCACGTCCTTCTGAGCAATCATGGACACGCTGTCCTCCTCAAGCTCGAACCCGGTACGAGACTGCCATTCATTCACGATTGCCAGCACTTCGTCATACTGGTCTTCGTAGAACTCAATCATGACACCATCGGTGTTGAGCTGGACGATTCTCAAGTCCTCTACGTTCTGATAGAGGTTCTGAGCCATTTCCAAGAGGAACAACTGACCTGTGATACACACCGAGCGTCCCATGAGAGGGTCAAACAGGTCGTTATACTGGTTCAGCATTGCTCCATAGGTCGTGTTCACAACGAGCTTGAGAGCATTGGCTGTGACCTTATCTCCGGCGGCTTTGGCTTTCATACGCTGTTCCAGTACGTTCTCAAAAACCTCCGGGGAAGGAATGTTACGAGAGGTGTACCCACAAATCGTCATAAGGTGAGGATAGTAGCTCGCAACGTCAAAATTCTTTATGATTCGTTTTCGCAAGAGCTGTCCTCCTTCCACATATAATTCGGGATAGCACCGTGAATACCGCCGTAGCCGATTGTCACAGGACAATCACCGATGGATATTTCAATCTTCGAGGAGAAGACTTCTTTATCGCTCAGATTCGGGTCTTTCATTCTGTCGAAGAACTCAAAGACTTCCGGCGGAATCAGCTCACGCTTGAGATTGTCGGGGTACTGATACTGACGTTCATCGTCATGCGGCTTCTTAGAGCCTTGAAGCAGAGCCGCAGTCAGTTTTGCGTTCGTCATACCCATTGCTTTGACTTCATCAATCCCAGCGAGCTTTCCAATGTCGATTTTGGATTTCAGATAATTCTTTCGTAGCTCCACGAGCTTTGCCGTGGTATCTACATCGTGCTTACAGTAGAAGACTGTTTCTTTCAGCTCCTCCTCTGTAAGAGGGCGGTCAATGTCGAACGATACAGAGGTCTCCTCTACGGACATTCCCAAATGTCCTTCGATTGCCTTGAGGGACAAGCCCATCTGCATATCGTCCTTAATATCTACATTGTTGAAGCGGAAGAAGTGGTCTCGGAGCATAGGGTTCTCCCAACCTTGACCGCCGCCGATAATGTAGTCATTGACCTGTTTGACTTCTTGTGGAGTGAACCCACAGCATATCGCTTTGATGATGAACTGGTCGTAGTGCTTCGAGTTGAAACCTACATAGATACAGTCCTCGGAAATACACTGTTTAAGCTCCTCGGTGTCGTTGTGAACGACTGTGTACTGCCCGGACTCTATGTCTTTGAACACCACCAGCCAGTCCTCGCAGAACACCTCCACGTCATATACAATCAGTCTCATTGGCTACCTCCTTCGTCTACGAAGTAGCAACCGTTCTTTCGATAGGTCGTACAGCGTTTCTTGTAGGACTTCACGAGGTAAGCGATATTGTCTACGAAATCGTAGGCTATGGGGTCTGCCTTACCCTCGAAGACACGAGCGATTCTGCCGATACTCTGCGTCACCACTGCGTAATCCTTCTGTGGAGTGGTTAAGAACAACCTCTCCAATCGAGGAATGTCGAGACCTTCCTTCGCCAGCGTGTAGGTAGCAAACAGGTACTTTTTCTTCCCGGTTCGCATATCCTCAATCGCCTGTTCTCGTTCCGCCTTACCTTTTTTGGTTGTCATTTTGCCGCTCACCATGACTGCTTTCTCTCTCATTGAGCGAGGGAGTGAGTTCATAAGCTGTTCTAAATGCTCCAACCTGTCAGAGAGAATGAGACAAGAATGTTCACTCTCAGAGACAATCCATGAGGAAATGAAATGCAATCGGTGAGTATTCTCACAGAGGTAGGAAATGAGCTTCGTATAATTGAGCGTACCGTCAGTGTTGAGACACTTTCGGTCAATCTCCACCCCTGTTCCGATAGGCTTGATACCTACCTTCATGATTTTGTCTCCTACGGCTTCATCGGGTACGGTGTAGACCACATGACCGAGTAGAGCGTAGGTAGCTTCAATCATTCCGTCTGCCCTGTGTACGGTGGCTGAGAGACCGATTTTATGTCGAGCCGCCAAGCTGTTCAGCACCTTGAAGAACTGCGTCATAGCAGTAGGTGTGCCGGAGCAACGGTGACACTCGTCCACGATAATCACGTCCCACAAATCCTTGTACCGAGCAAGGTCGAGCTTGCACATGGTCTGAATCGTTGCGAAGGTGATACCCTTACCGATATTGACCTTGCCCTCAGTAATCGTTCCTATGAGGTCTTTGCTCATGTAGAGTTCTGCACGAGCTTTGCTCTGTTGGAGAAGGTCGAGGGTGTGCGTGAGCCACAAAGCACGTTTGCCGTATTTCTTCACCAGTGCTATACCCATCTGTGTTTTACCGCTTCCAGCCGGGGATTGCAGAATACCGTACTGTGCCTTGCACACGGCTTCCACAGCGGCTTTTTGGTAATCGTAGAGTGGAACATCAGCCCCACCGTAAACAACGTTCACAGGGTCAGCGAAGGAGCTGGTGAAATAGCTTTCGCTGGTGATACATTCCGGCAGTGTGCGAAGCGTACCGAAGGGAAGAATCAGTGTGTCTCCGTCCTGTTCATACAGGGAGAGCTTCGCTGGTGTGTCTCCAAGCCAAAAGTGCATACGCACCTTCTTGGCATACTCCGGGTTCGCAATGGTGAGATTCTTTTTGCACCACATCAAGGCTTCTTGTGTGGGATTTTCGACTGCCAGTGTGTTTGAGACTATGACTCTCATTTCTTTTTGAGCCATTTGTCGAGAGGGACACCGTACTCTCTGATTTCTACTTCACTCATATAAGACTGCTGGTTTCTTATAGCCTTAATGGTGAAGTGAGGAATCATGGTAATGGTCTCTCCTCCTGTAAGCAGAGCGAACCAACCTTCACCGTTGCCGCAAGACTTCCACAGCTCCATCGAGAGGTCTTGATTTTCCTCCATTCGAGACAGGGCAAATCCCTTGGCACTACACACCTTGCAGTCGATAAGGTATGTCTTTCCGTTTCGAGCGGCGATTACGTCCGCTGGTTGTCCGCTTGCGTTTTGAGCCATGTTATGTACCCAAAACCCTTCGTTAAAAAGGATTTCGCAGAACTCTGACTCAAAATCGTTACCGAGCTTTTTGTTCGTCATGTCATGCGTCCTCCTTGTCCTCCATGAGCTTGCGGAAGTAGTCAGCCGCTTCATAGCCCATGTACTGTTCAATGAGATAGGCGAAATCTCTCTCATTGAAGATGGTTTCGACTTTCTTGTCTTTAAGTTCTATCACCATCGGCATTGTGCGACACCTCCTCGTACTTCTGCATAAGCCCAAGAATACTGTCGGTGTAACTGGTAGAGGTAATACCGTTTTCCCATGCTGTTCTCGCTCCGTAGTTCCCCATGTTGTAAGCCATGAGAGCCTTTGTTAAGTCACCATCGTACTTATCAATGTAGGTGGAAACGATTTTGACTCCGCAGAACACATTCTGATAAGGATTCAGCATATCGGCGCAACGGTAATCTTCCTCAAGCCACTCGTGGTTCACTGCGTTAATCTGCATGAGACCGTAATCATCGGTAGCACTGACGATTTCGGGATTGAAGTAGCTTTCATGCTCAATCATTGCCAGCACCAATGTGACAGGAACTTCTTCGTCAGCGCAGATTTCGTAGATGTATCTCTGCAAGCTGTCGGAAAGAGGAATGTCGTAATAGAACACCTCAGATACTTCCGGGAGCTTGTCTGCTTCATAGACAGGAACTTCAACTGTCACGGTTTCGGTAACGGTCTGTACCTCGACCTCCGCCGGAGCTGTAAAGCGTCCGATGAACAAGCCGATAACACCACCGAATACCACCAGCAACATGAGAATGATGTACGCATACACCTTCATGAGCCTATTGCGATTGATTCTTTTGCCTTTTGTTCTTCTACACTCAGTAGCCATTTTTGAAAGTCCTCCTCATTCTTAGGGTCTTGGTAGAACTTCTCCAAAATCCCCATCAGCGGTCTTGCGAGGTCGCTTATTTGTGAATCACTGAGACTCACGTTCACGTTCGGTGAGAATCTTGTCACATTCATCGAGAACTCGCTTCGACTTGGGATAGGTGTAAACACCACGAATGATACTGGACATTTCGGGCGGCTGAACTGCGATACCTCGCTTACGCAATTCAAGAATCATATCCACCTGTTTAATGCCGAGCTTTTTCATTCGCTCTTGAATCTGACTCATAGAATTTCCTCCTTTCATTGGTTCTGAAAATCGGAATTAGACTTGACAAAATGGCGAATTATTGTTATTATTCTTATAGGACTATTTTCGCTGACAACTTCTCGGAACTGCCATTCTGAGAGGTCGGTTTCTTATTGCCAATTCGTGATTTCCGAACTTCATGTTCTTATTATAATTCTTCTTTTACGAATTGTCAATAGGTAAATTCAAAAATTACGAATTAAAATTCTTAAAGGAGGAATTTGCTTTGACGTTCGCTGAAAACATCAAGCGCATTTGCGCCGAAAGAGGAACAAATCTTACCGCAGTCGTTAAAGAAGTAAAGGGTTCAAGCTCTTTCACGAGTGCTATCAATAAGGGGTCTTTGCCGAAGGAATCTGAAATGGTTCAAATGGCGCAGATACTCAACTGCTCTGTAATGGATTTCTTTGCAGACGAAGAAGACCTCGAACCAAAGGCAGTAGCCAATGACGAAGACGAGAACGACATTCTCAGAGTGTTCCGCTCCCTGTCCCGGAGAACCAAGCATGAGTTCATGTCGATGGTATATGAGTTCGAGAACCGTGAGGAGTTAGAGGGGGATAAAGAGAATACTGCGGCAGTCTAAGGTCATTCCAATAGAATTGCTCAGACGTAAGAAGCTATTGGAGGTGAGATTACGAAAGCAGTAATTTACGCTCGATATTCGAGCCATAGTCAAAGAGAGGAGTCTATCGAAGGTCAGCTTCGAGAGTGCCATGAGTTCGCATTGAAGAACGGTTTCACGGTCATAAACGAATACTGTGACCGAGCTATATCGGGCAAGACTGACAATCGTCCGAGCTTCCAGCGGCTTATCAAAGACAGCGAGAAGGGACATTTTCAAGCGGTAATCATGTACACCCTTGACCGCTTCGCTCGTAACCGATACGATTCTGCCATTTACAAAGCCAAGCTCAAGAAGAACGGTGTCCGTGTCTTCTACGCAAAACAGCCAATGCCCGACACCCCGGAGGGAATCATTCTTGAATCCGTCCTCGAAGGGTATGCTGAGTATTACTCCGAGAACCTGTCCCGGAATATCAAACGTGGACTAAAAGAAAATGCCCTACAGTGCATTGCCACTGGTGGAGCTGGTGTGGCATTGGGTTACACTGTAGGGGAAGACAGAAAATATGTAATTGACCCGGTAGGGGCAAAAATCGTCCAAGAGGTCTTTCAAATGTATGCCGATGGTATGTCGGCTACCCAAATCATAAACTACTGTAATGAGAAGGGATATAAGACCTCACGAGGAAACTCTTTCAATAAGAACAGTCTCCGAACTATGCTCAAGAACGAGAAATACATCGGGACATACAAGTTCATGGACGTTGTAGTACCAAACGGTGTCCCGGCTATCGTTGATAAAGACCTGTTCGAGAAGGTACAAGCTATGCTCTCACACAATGCCAAGGCACGAGCAAAGAACAAAGCCAAGGAAGATTACCTTCTCACCACCAAACTGTTCTGCGGTCACTGTGAGTCCGTCATGGTCGGTGAGAGTGGCACATCGAAGTCCGGGAAGGTACATCATTACTATAAGTGCATTGACCGAAAGAGAAAGCACCAGTGTACCAAGAAGGTAGAAAAGAAAGACTGGATTGAGGAGCTGGTCGTTCGCTTTACCGTGAAATACGTTCTGACCGATGAAAACATCGACCTCATAGCAACACGAGCTATGGAAATGTTTGAGAAAGAGTCCTCTGATAAGACCTATCTCATAGGGCTACAGGAAGAACTCAAGGATATTAAAAAGAAGATAAAGAACCTCATGACTGCTATTGAGCAAGGTATCATTACCTCGACCACGAAAGAACGTCTTGAGGAGCTTGAGTCGGAGAAAAATCACATCGAAGGGCAGATAGCCAAAGAGGAAATGAAAAAACCGCTCTTGACGAAAGAGCGCATAATGTTTTGGCTACTTTCGTTCAAGAGCGGTGACATCAACGACATAGACTACAGACGCAGAGTCATTGATACCTTGGTAAACTCGGTGTATGTGTACGATGATGGGGACAAAGGTAGAAGAATCGTCTTCACCTTCAACATTTCGGGGCAGAACACGGCTACTATCTCGTGTTCGGATATTGCGTGTTCCGCTCCACCAAAAGGTTCAAATCCGAACACCTTATTTTTTGTGAAACACTGTTTCGGATTTGTTTTGATTATAGAGGAAGTAAGTTAGGAGCTTGCTTCCTCTTTTTCTTTTTGTGCCAGCTTCAACTCCAATACAGCGGACTCAATGAGGTTTTCAATTTCAGACGCATTGAGAGTGTAGCCTTTACTGTGCAAGAAGTCCAAAACGTACTGCTTCTTCTCCTCACCTCTGCCGACACCAGCGTAAATCATTTCAGCCGCTTCGACTGCAATGTTTACCCACATGATGATGTTGTCGAACTGGTTCGCACTGAACTTGCTTTTCAGATAAGGAATCAGAAAAGCAGAGACGATAGCGAGAATCAGAGTGAAAACTGCGTGAATTACCTGTGTCAAATCAATCATTATCCAAATCCTCCTGTTTCATGAATAGTATTTGCTGTGACCTCCAATTTGTTCTGCTTCATGAGCTTAATGCGGTTCTCGACCTTCGCCTTGGCATAGTAGAAACCTGTACCTGTGGCAGTCTCAGCGGCTACAGCCGGAATAAGGTATGCCAGTGGAGACAGGTCACACGTTCTCCACACCATGACGAGCGTGAAACCGATTACGACTACATTGATTGCCGCCGCAAAGAGCAGAATCTTCTTGGAGAACTCCAACTTGGGTTTCTGTTTGCGTCTGTATCGTGTACCCATGACTACACCCTCTTGGTGTAATCGAGGGAAATCCAGCCAGCACCACTCTTGAGCTTACCCCATCTGCTCGCTCCTGTGCCGTTGGCTTCCTCAACGATTGTGTACACACCCTTATCACGAATCGTCCCGGTAATGACCGAGCCAGTGGTAGGTTGCTTACGGATATTCAGAGCCGAAGCAGTTACCTTTACGAGATAAGGAGTGAAGACGGTAGGCTTCACGGTGGGTGTGTCGGAAGCGTACTTATTGTAGTGAGTCTGACCGTAACCAGCTCTCTTGACTTTCACGCTTTCGCTTTGGTTTGCTGGTCTCTCATACCCGGTGAGAATTGCGTCAGACGCTTGTCGGATAGAGGTAGCGGATTTCAGCACCTTCATGACGCTGGTGTAACCCTGTAGCTCCTTCCACATGAACTCCAACTGCATAGTCAAGTCACCGATGGACTTGTTCACGCTCTTGGCATATTCGAGCAATGCCTGTTTGCGAGACCAGTAAGTCCACTGTGCCAAGCCATACCCGGCGGAGTCCTTCACGAAATTCGTGTAAGTACCATTGTCTACCGCTTTGGTATAGGAAGCGTCAGTCATACCGAGCTTCTTTTCATAGGTGTTCTGCAAATTGTTAGGACGCATACTGCTTTCTGCGGTCAGATTACCCATGATACCAGCGACAGCGTAGGCATTGAGACCCTTGCCGATGAAAAAGTCCCAAATGATTCTACCGTTGTCAGTGGTAGAGGGGGAGGTCGTAGGAGTTGTGGTAGTAGTCTGCTGAGTCTCACCCAACAGAGCGTTGACTTTCTTCGCAATGTCGCTGTGTCTTTCATAGAGATATTCCCCCGGACAAGCCTTATTTGCGAACCACCTGTGGACAGTCATGTTCTGCTTGCTGACTTGTCCGATAAGGGACTTGTCCGCTTTCCACAGGAGCTTCTTGATACCATTTCTCTTACAAATGTCTGCTACCAGTCGAATCAGAGCGTCATACGCTTCTGCGGTAACAGCGTAAGGGTGTTCAGTGTCACTTGCGACCTCGATAGTAATAGCTCGATGGTCGTTGTCACGAGAGGAAGAACACCAAGAGCGGTCTTTTTCCTCCACAGACAAGCCGATAGAACCGTCCCGACCAACAACATAGTTGGAAGAACACTCCCTGTCGGTTGTAGCGAAGTAGTCACAACCTTGCTTCGCTGTCCACTGACCGACAATGCAGTGAATCGTGATGGTGTCAATCGCATGGTTACGAGGGCTTGTCCGATTTTTGGTGATTCTCTTGTACGTCACCAAGGGACTGTTCGTGTAAGCCATTTTCTTTCTCCTTCCTTAGAATCCCATCTGCTTGAAGATGAAACCCACAATAATACCGATAACGGCGGTGATAACATAGCCAGTAACCGTTCTCCACCGCTCACCGTCCTTTGCCTTGAGGGATTCAAGCTGTTCCCCCTGTTTCTTCTGTTCCTTCGCCATAGCGTCTACGCTCAAGGCGAGGTTGTTAATGGAAATCGTGAGGTCAGTGATTTCTTTGACCTCGGTCTCCAAGTCCTTGATACGAGCGTTCATGCCTTTATGCTCCTGCTCCATTCGCTTCACATATTCGTCATGCTCGTGGCGAGTGATAAAATCTTCTCCCATAGATTGTCTCCTTTAGGTGGGGAGAGAAGGTCTCTCCCCTAATTTAGCCTGTTACAACGAAATGAGCCGGAATCTCATGGGGCTTAAAGAGCATATCCTTGATAGGCTGAATACACTCGTAAACCAAGCCATTGTCCGGGTCACTTACCTTCATGCCAACGTCCGCCGCCATGTTGTAAACATAAGGGTAGATACCGTCAGCGTTAGGCACTGGTCTTGCTCCGTAGATTGCTTCCATACCAACAGTGAAAGGAATCCAGTGTGCCGCAGAGGTATGAGCCTGTTTCACAAAGCCCATATTACCCTCATAGACAAACAGGTCATTAACCTCGTATGCTTTACCGACCTCCCAAGGGTCAACACTGTCTGCGAACAGACCGCTATCGGCGGTAGGTTCGTTGCCAGCGGCACAGTAGAGCTTCATCTGCTTTGCGCCAGCGTCAGTCAGCGTGGTAATGCGATTGGTGGTCTGAGTCTTAATGACCGTTGCCTGTGCTACAAAATCAGTTCTCATTTGTGTTCACCCCCAAGATTTCGAGAGCCGCTTTCATATCCTGTACGATACTTGCGTTCTCGTTGATTTCGAGTGTTCTGCCTGTAATCAGCCAGTCGCTCATGTTTGCTTCGATTTCCTCCTTCAAGCCCTCTTTGTCTTTCAGAAGGAAAGTGTACTCGTCATACTCGTACATGGTGATTTCAGTTTCGGTCATTTCATCGACCTCAGAAACCTCCTTGACGTTCTCACGCAATCTGAGTTCCACATATCCCGGCATAGGTCGGTAGGACTCCAAGACCAGTTCCGCCGGAGAGACGTTTCCTCTTACTCTCATTGCTCACAACCTCCTTTAGTTTCTTGATGTTTACCGTATCGTAATACTTTCGCTTCATACCGAATGAATTGGTATGCTTGAAACACGCACTTCGGGACAGAAAGCCAGCCGCAATCTTATACGGCACAGGGCGATTAGCCCTCTGTAGCTTCTGTATGTGTCTGCTCTGACGCATTAGAGCAAGCGCACGTCTCTTTCTGATTGTGGTGAATCCCCTCCCAAAACACCGTCCCACGAAGTCGATTTTCCGACCTCTCCCAAACTGCTGTATGCGAAATAGCTGATAATTGGGTTTCAGCGTCATACCCATTCCTTCAACAAATTCCATTACTGCATACAGAGCTTTTCGCAGTTTTCTCTTGTTGCTGTCGATAAGCACCAAATCATCTGCATACCGAATGTAATGTCTTACACCGAGCGTCTGTTTGATGAACCAGTCCAGCGGTTGAAGAAAGAACTCTGCCAGCCAAGGTGACGTGTAGTTACCGATTGGTATTCCGGGTGAATGGGAATCAATCACCTTATCAATAATCCCAAGTGCTTTCTCGTCTTTGATTTTCTCTCGCAGACGAGCCTTGAGCCTATCATGAGGAATGGAAGGATAGAACTTACGAATATCCAGCTTCACGCAATACTTAGCGTGTTTCAAATCCCTCATGGTAGCTCGCTCCACACCTTTACAGGCATGGTCTATACCTCTGCCGGGAATGTTGGCGCAACTCCAATGGTAAGCCGACTTCATGAAAATCGGTTGGATTATCTGTACGATAGCGTGGTGAGCGCACTGGTCGGGGTAAAAGGAGGGAATTTGTAACTCCCTCTCTTTCCCGGAAAGACCATCACTGATAATCTTCGTGGTGTACGGTGTCACAAAATCCAAACGAACCAACCGCTCCGACAGGTCGGAAGCGTAGTGGTCGATGTTCATGAGGATTTGCTGTACCGTCTTGCGTCTCAGTTTCCCCTTAGAAGCGTTGATGATAGCCGCCTTGCAGTTTTCCACAGAGACTATCCGTTCGTAGATGAAACCAATTCTTTTCATTGCTTTTGTTTCTTACAGGGCTTTCGAGAACCCTACTAACCCTGTCCCTCCAAACAATTTTTTACCAATAGGTAAGGCGAAACAGTATTCCTTAAAGTAAACCTGTAACAAAAGTAGGCGAGAGCCAATGTTCGTGTTCGTGTTGGACGAATCATTGTTCAAATTAGCCGTAAAGAGACCGCAATTCGAGCCATTATTCCAATTACCGCCGTGTTTGAAAACTCGCTTTACTGTCCGCCCATAAATTTATGAGTGAGTTTCGTTCAACCTACTGTGGGGGAGAAATCCCCCACACCCCCTTAGGAGGGGATATAAAGCAGGCGAGAGCCAATGTACGTGTTCGTGCTGGACGAATCAGTGTACAAATCAGCCGTAAAGAGACCGCAATGCGAGCCATAAAGCCAATTACCGCCGTGTAGGAAAACCCTCCAACCTGTGTTAGACCAGCAAGCGTCACACTGATAAGTGGTCTCACTACCGCTTCCAGCCGCAGAAGGAAGCATGACGTGAATGTTATCTCCATCGTCAAGACC